GTGTCCACATAAATTTGTATGTCATAAAGATGCTAACGAAGGCAAAGGATTAAGAACATTTAAATACTCAACAGGTTTAACTTATCTAACTAAAGTTGTACGTTTACCTAAAGTAGAAGAAGTAAATGCCTAGAAGATTTCCACGCAAGATAAGACCAAGAGAAAAGAACGTACCGAAAGGATACGATAGTAAGTGGGAGTATACACTACATCAAACTTTACTTAAGTCTTGGAATCATCATACAGATAAAGTACCTTACGTTGTAGAACATAAGTATGAGCCTGACTTTGTAAAAGATAGAATACTTATCGAAGCTAAAGGTAGGTTCTGGGATCACGCAGAATATAGTAAGTATATCTGGATCAGAAAGTCTTTACCTGATACAATGGAACTTATATTTTTATTTCAAAAACCTTATGCCCCTATGCCAGGAGCTAAGAAAAGAAAAGATGGTACTAAAAGAACTCACGCTGAATGGGCAGAAGCTAATGAGTTTAAATGGTACTCCGAAGAAACTTTACCAGAGGAGTTTAGATAATGAACTATAGACCAAGTGAATATATTAAAAGAAATCCTACTTCTATAGACAAACTTGAATATATAACAGAGTTACTATGTAATTATTGCGATAATAACTTTGAACCAGAAACAATGTCTTTTGATCCAGATAAAGGAAATCCTAGTTGGAAAGATTGCGAAGTAGCTTGCGCATATATTAGTGATGTTATAAAGGAGTTAAAACAATGACAGACGTAGTTAATAATCCAGAGCATTATAATCAAGGACAAGTAGAATGTATTGATGCAATTAAAGCTATGCTTAGTATAGAAGAATTTATAGGCTACTTACGCGGTAACTCTATGAAGTATCGGTGGAGATTTAGATATAAAAACGGACTAGAAGATTTACGTAAAGCTGAATGGTATGAAAATAGATTACTTAAGGCTTTAGAAGAATCACAAGAAGAATTAAAAAATTATAAGTATATGAATCAATATATACCTAACGGTAAAATAAGAGAAGGGTGGAAAAAATGATTGGAACTTTATTGTATATGATTCCTTTTTTTGGAATGTTAGTAGGTACTTACTTTATCTATACTGAAGATATGGCTGCAGGATATATTATGGCAGTACTGGCTTTGACTCAAAGTCTTATTTGTCTTTCGTATATATTAAAACAAATAGTATTAACAGGTACTGATGGAAGATTAGAAATGGAAGTAGAGTTATGGGATGCTCTTATGCCTGTTATCTTCTTAGTATTATCTGCTATTTCTTTTTTATTAATTAATAACAAATTATTAGGAACAGTAATATGACAGCACAAACTAATGAATTACCAACAAACTATCAACAGTTTATACATTTAAGCCGATATGCTAGATGGAACGAAGAGAATCAACGTAGAGAAACGTGGGAGGAAACAGTAGATCGTTACTTTAATTTCTTTGTAACACACATACAAAAGCTTGAGCCAGATACAGCACACGTTACTATACAGGTACGTGATGAATTAGAGCAGGCTGTGCTTAACTTAGATGTTATGCCAAGTATGCGAGCATTGATGTCAGCAGGTAAAGCACTAGAACAAGACAACGTAGCAGGATTTAACTGTAGCTATGTAGCTGTCGATAACGTCAGAGCCTTTGATGAAACATTGTACATACTTATGTGTGGTACAGGCGTAGGTTTTAGTGTAGAGCGTCAGTATGTTAATCAACTTCCTGATCTACCTGAAGAACTATTCAATACAGATACAGTAATAAAGGTAGCTGACTCTAAGATTGGGTGGGCAAAGTCCTACAAAGAACTGCTGTCGTTACTGTATGCAGGACAGATTCCTACGTGGGATGTTTCTAACATTAGACCTTACGGTGCTAGACTTAAAACCTTTGGTGGTCGTGCTAGTGGCCCTGCTCCGCTTGAAGAGTTATTTGATTTTACTATTAATATATTCCGTGATGCTATTACAAAAGGACAACGTAAGCTTGTGTCCATAGACTGTCACGATTTAATGTGTAAGGTCGCAGAAGTAGTAGTCGTAGGAGGAGTACGCAGAAGCGCTTTAATCTCCTTGAGCAACTTGTCAGACAACCGTATGCGTAATGCTAAGTCAGGTGCTTGGTGGGAAGACAATCAACAGAGAGCGTTATCTAATAACTCTGTAGCCTATACAGATGCTGCAGAAACTGGTGCGTTTATGCGTGAATGGTTATCTTTGTATGAGTCTAAAAGCGGTGAGCGTGGTATCTTTAATCGTCAAGCTGCAGAAAAGCAGGCATCAAAGAACGGTAGACGAGAAGACTATAAAGACTTTGGTTGTAATCCTTGTAGTGAAATTATCCTACGCAATAAACAATTTTGTAATCTTACTGAAGTTGTAGTTAGAGCAAACGATACAGCAGATACTCTTAAAAAGAAAGTAGAACTGGCTACTATACTTGGTACGTTCCAGGCTACACTTACAAACTTTAGATACTTGACAAGTAAATGGAAACAAAATACAGAGGAAGAATCGTTGCTTGGAGTATCACTTACAGGTATAATGGACAACGTTAATATGATAAACGGCAAGATAGATTTACAGGAGTTAAAAGATTTATCCGTATCTGTTAATAAAGTATGGGCTAAGAAACTAGGTATCCCCCAATCCGCAGCAATAACGTGCGTCAAACCTAGCGGAACAGTTAGCCAACTGGTCGATAGTGCTTCTGGTATTCACACTAGACATAGCCCATACTACCTCCGTACTGTCAGAGCAGACAAGAAAGATCCGTTAGCTAAGATGATGGTAGATGCAGGTGTATATCACGAAGATGATCTTACTAAACCAGAACACACCTATGTTTTTTATTTTCCAATGAAGAGTCCTAAAGGTGCATTTACTAGAAAAGACTTTACAGCTATTGAACACTTAAATATCTGGAAGGACTACCAAGATAAATGGTGCGAGCATAAGCCTTCCGTAACAATTTCAGTTAAAGAAGATGAATGGATGAGCGTAGGTGCTTGGGTAAAAGAAAACTTTGATGATATATCTGGTATCTCTTTTCTTCCTTACTCAGATCATTCATATAAGCAAGCTCCTTATCAAGAGATAACTTATAATGAGTATCGTAAGTGGTTAAAGAAAACTACAGACACAGTAGATTGGTCTAAGATAACAGAGTACGAGACAGAAGATAATACTGAGAACACTAAAGAGTTAGCCTGTAGTGCAGGTACTTGTGAGATAATTTAATGGCTAGAAAAAAAAGGACAGAAGCAAAACTATTAGGCTATGAAGTTTTGTTTAATAAACAAGGACAGTTAATTACTGAAAGAACAAGTACAGACATTACCGTATTAGCTAAACAATTAACTAAAGAAGACTTTAACCTACTACAGTCGACAGTAAGAAGCGCGACAAGAGAATTAGACGAAGTACATAATAAAATAGAAGCGGATTTAAATGCTCGTAAGTCTTAACTTCCTTGTTTAATATTGATAACAGAAGAGCTACCTCCGTTAGTAGTGACTCTGTTTACTTTACCTTCTTGCTCAATCGTTATACTGTATGAACCATCTTTAGATACGTTCATCTCTAGTGTATCTTCTATAGCACGTAAAAACTTTAAGTTTGTGTCAGTAACAAAGGTACTAATTTGGGTGTCACCATCATAGCCTATTGCTGTACCTTTTACTCCATCTGCAGATAGGGCCTTGTCTGCTTTACCTAATTCATCTACTTCCTGGATTACATCAAGTAGATCTTCAAGGAAGTTACCTGCTAGGTAGTCTATGTCTAGCTCTGTATATTCTAAATCATCTTCAGCTAAATCATCCTGTTCTAGCTCGTCAAACTCTAAGAAGTCTACGTCCAGTAAATTATCTACAGCAGCAGCTGACTCGTCTGTTTGAATCTCTTTAGTCTCTGGAGGATTTACAATGAGCATATTGTCAATCATATCTAGTGTTAGGTCTAGTATAACTGAAGGAGTTGGAGGAGTTTCAAAGTTGTATACTGTAGTAGCTTCATAGGCTTTAGTAAGGACTACCTGTCCTAGTGCTGTGTCTACAGTTATTTCACCGCTAGAGTTACCAAACTCATCAGGGAGTAGGATTACTAAAGTCTCTCCAGTTTCTTTAACTGTTAACGTGAAATCTGTGCCGCGAATCCCAATGGTGGC